TGTTAAGTGTTTTAAGCAGTTCCTTAATTCGTGTGATAGTGCCAGGCCAATCAGCAAATGGATCTCCAACCATTTCATCTAGGCTATCTAATAGCAATGCCAACTCAGCAGCAGCAGCCTCAGCTTTTATTAACTGACCTTCAAGAATAATGGCTCGTTTTACATCCTCATCAAGAATGGCCTGCATTAGCTCTAGTCTTAGGCGCTCCACATCGTTAATCTGACCACCAAGGGCAGCGGCAATCTGAATGCGATCCATCTCAAATCGTTTAGAAATCTCGCCAAGTATGCCTTCTTCTTTTTTCTTTTTGTTCAATTCTTGTTGTGCTTTAACTTGCTTTTTGGTCAAAGCCAATAATTCTTTTTGGCGTTTAGCAGCATCAGCTTCAGCCTTAGCGCGAGCCCTATCAATTTGTGCTTGTCTATCACTAGCAGCAGAAATGGTCATTGGCTCTCTGAATGGAGCAGGTTTAATTTTCCCAAAGTCTTTAACGAATTGGAACACGCTACCAGCGACATTGGTTACTTCAATTGAACGCAGTAAATCAAATGCTGTTGAGGCATAAGTGCCTAAATCTTGGAAAGCATTCACAAGATTGGCAACTCCACGTGTAGTGTCGGCTACGGAATCAGCGAAGGCATCCATAGCAGTTATACCGCCATCAATTCCTTTATCTCCCGATAGAGTTGCAAACGCATCAACTAAACCTTTACCAATAGTTTCCTGCATATTTGCGTAAGCAACATTAAGGAGGCTTACTTTGCCAGCATAAGTATCTAAATAAGCAGCACTTTGGCCTTTGAATTGAGTTTGTAGAATCTCTTGCAATTCTCCAAAACTCTTAGTGGTTAATTCTACTTGAGATAAGCCAGTATTATATTTAGATAAACTTCTAGTTTGACCGACAAAAGCTTTAGATAAGTCTTTGGATACAGTTGCGACATCAACCCCACTAGCCCTTGACATGTCTAATGCCAAAGCCATCAACTCTTGAGATTTCGCTACTGATCCTGTCGTGTTTAATAGGGCCTGCATAGCAGGGCGAAGTGAATCATCCAACACACCACTAGTTAGCTCTAAATCAGAAATAAACTTAGATATGCGTGTATCTTCAAAAGCTAACCCTAGATTCTTAACGCTTTGTGATAAACGTGCTGCAGCTTGTTCATCTTCACTAAATGCTTCAAGCGAAGCTTTACCAAATTGAACTACCTTTGTAACCGAAAAAGCAGCAGCGAACTTTTTGGCTAAAGAAGTAAAAGCGGCATCTGCCTTTTTTGTGCCTTTATCGTTGTAGCTGGTTACTATGGGAAATACAATTGCCACGTTACAACCTCGCTATCTCTGCATTGGCTTGAGCTGCTACTTGATCTAATACTTTTAAAATTGTGGCTTTAGCTTTGCCTTCATTTTCAACTAAGTTTCTGCCTAATAAGCGGCCAGATGTTTTAGCCGTGCGACCTGTTTGCTTTAAATCGCCAATTCCATTATTTAGATTGGCAATAAAATCTTTGCCAGCATTACGATTATTGGATTTTGATTCTGGACTGCCATATCTGTTTTGTCTGCCAGCAGTTTCTATAATTGCACCAGCAGCAGACTTATTTAATAGGCTAACAAGTGATGACCAGCCAGACCGATTGCTCCTACTTTTGGCTAGTGAATAGGTTAAACCACGTCTAACTACATTGGCTTCAAAGCTTGGAAAAGCCCTGTTGCGACCTGTTCTGCTTTCACGTTCATAACCTGGATAATTAAACCGAGATAGGTTTTCAATTGTTCCAGGCACATCGCTACGAGCTGCCTTAGTAATTTCTTTTAATGGCGCAGCAATTTGTGAGTTATATGCCTTAAGGGTTTCAGGGGCTAGTTTACGCAAAATCTTTCTAGCCTCTACGACCCCTTTTACCTCTGTTGGCATTTTCTCGCTCTCTTGCCTGCTGCTTTAAGACTTCGTAAAAAGCCTTGAGCAAATCTGTGTCCATGTTAATAAACTCGCTAGGCGCGATCCCAGTATGAATGCTCAACTGAGCAACTCTATACGTAAAGGAATCGCGCGTTAGCCATTTGGGGAATCGTCTGACACCACATCAACCGCAGCTAGGGTTTCAAGAAACGCTGATCCAAAAGGTTTGACATCAGGCGCATCTGCGCGGCGTAGACATTCCCATGCAAGCCAATAGATATGCTCTTGCTTTTCATCCTCACGAAAAGCTTTGTGAAAGCCTTTGCGAAACTGCTGCTCAAATGCATATTCAACAGATGGACTTATTGAGTGTGTACTCTTAGTTCCATCAGCCCTTGTTACTATTATTCTTGCCATTTTTGCCCCTTTGTTAAATTAGAACGTGCCGGTGTCGGCTACTGTTACAACAGAGTTTACAGTAAATGTAATATCCTGTGTGGACATATCGCCAACCGCGCCGTTAATCGGAGTTAGGTTGTTGATTAAAATATCACCTGTAAATAATTTATTGGTTGCTGCTACTGCTGCAACTTTGTCTTGGATTAGCTTGAATGCAACTGTTGTACCAAAAGCATCTGACAATGTGTCTAATACTGAGGCAGTTGCTTGATCATTGAGAAATGAAACAGTAAGGGTAGCTGATTCCAAGCCTTTTACGAACTTGTGTGAAGAATCTCCCATGGCTGTTACTTCCAGCTCATCTGCTGTCTGATTTAGTGTTACTGATGTGCAATGATCGGATAGGTCAATCGCGTTGATTTTCAATCCGACCTTATTATTAAGCGTAATCGCCACGATTACTCCTCATCTTTCTTTGTTGGTTTTGGTTCTTTCTTTTCTGCGCTAGGGGCAACCTGACCAATCTTGATCAGAAAAGCCTCACGCTCTTTGTCATTATCAGCCATATTAACTCCAATCGGATAGAACGCTGATTGATACTTCACCGGACAACAGATCGCCTGCTGTTCCAGTTAAGACCGCCGGGGCGCTGAAAGTTCCAATTGTATACGCAATTGATGATGCTTCCAGCTTATTTACTATATTCAGGTAATAATCTTCAATGTTAATTAGGTTGCCTTGGTTATCAAACATAGGGGTTAGCACTACTAGCTTAAAGTTAACCTTAGGCTTAATTGATTTATAATGGTCGTTGCTTGGCTCAATGTATGGCTCATCAGGCTGCACCACAATGCTGTTAGCAAGCGGTGTGGCAGGTGGGAAGGAAAACACCTGCCACGCCGTATTGTCAGTTAGCGCAGCCGCGATTGTTCCTCGTAGGGTAGAGATTGCTGACATTATCCTACTTGACCGCCCGGTGCTAAGTGATCCGCAAGTAAACCGCGAACACGTGCCATTAAGGTATTGCCCATGCGATACGGCGAAGGTTGAAAGTCTGGTGAAATGCCACCAGCGTTAGAAGCTTGGCGAGCCTGCCAAATGTCTACAGCAATCATTAGAGATGCTAAGTTGACTTCAGCTAAAGTTGAGTAGTCTATTGATTGTGTGCCATAAACACGACCCCATGGTGCGATTGTATGGTATTCGCGTGTCGTAATCTGCGCATCAATAAACTCTAGCCAAGTTTTACCCACAGCAGTAATTGTTGCTGAGCCATTGAAATGTTGACGTACATTTTCAACAGTTATTGTATCGCCAACTAAAAATTGATCTACGTTTTCATAAATATAAATGCGCCCTGTTGTGCCTGTGGCTTCTAATGCGTAAACAGATTGAGTATTAAACCATAACTTACTTTTTACAATATCTTCAGCAGCTTGGCAGCATTCTTCCACTACTGCTGAGCTGTATAAAGCACCAATGCCAAGGGCAGAACGCAGTTCCGCTTCAGTTACGTATGTTGCAGGCATTGTCTTTCCTTTCTAATGTTAGCCCCGGCGCAAGGGCTGTGCGCCGGGGTAACTCTACGATCTAGTTAGTTAGATCAGGACTTGTTGAACCAGTTTGCACCAGCGCCAACCTTGGTAGCTAATGCACCATATCCGTAGTACAGCAAGTCAATTGTTCCATCGCTGTTTACGTTTGTGCGAAGCTGGAAGCGTGGTGATTCAAACCATTGATATGAATCTGGGTTGACAACTACCATTGAATAATCGCCTAGACCGGTTGCACCAGTTCCAGAGATTTGGCGGTTGACACGAAGGGTTAAGCCTGCAACTGTTCCTGAAACTGAATCTGGTGAAAGAACGCCACCATTGTTTTGTGGATTTGATGCAATGTAAATTGGGCGGCCACCATCTTCATAGGACATAATCTTTGCCCATTGCTCAGGTGATACTACAATGTTGCGAGCAAAGCCAAGTGTTCCCTTATAGATTGCACCAGCGGCGTTTGCAATGTAAGTCAATAGACCTGTCTTATCTTCAGTTGTTGCATCTGCGTTTAGAACGCCATCGTTTGCAACTTCAGCAGTTACGTAGTAGTCGGTTTCCTTTGCGTAAGCAAACTCCATTTGACGTACAAGCTCATCAAAGAATGCTGGGCTTGAGCGATCAATTAGTTCAACAGTTGTAATTGCGCGGCCTTTGAATGGCTTTACATCAACGTTGATGAAAGATGCAGTTAGTTGTGAATCAGCAATTGCTTGATTCTCATTAATCTGATCTACTGTTGGTACAGCAGTTACCTTAGGAATCTGGAATACAAGTCCAGCATCAGGTAGCGTTCCGCGGCTGATTGAATCAATCATTGGGCGGTCTGCATTTGATAGTGGGTTAATAATCTCTGTTAGCTGGCGTGTTGGAACCATGCCAGGTGCAGTAGTTGTTTCGTTGTCGGCAGCGCGGACATACATTGCTGCATCGTCATCGCCAAGGAACTTTGCACGTAGAGTGTTTTCAAGGTACTTAGCCTTGGTAAACTCTAAACGTGGCTTGGCATAAATTGGTGCTGTAACTGTTGGGCGCGAAGCTTCCACCGCAGGGGCTTCAACCTCAGGCGCAACGGCTACGGCGTTTGTTGTGTCTTCCACAACGGCCTCGCTTTCGTTTTGGGTTGTTGTTTCTTTTGCAGCATCATCTTCAGATGCTGCAACGCTCAAAACTTCCGCGCTCTTAAACGCAGCAGCTTGAACAAGACTTGTTTCCATCATTTTGCTTGATAAAACACGATATACGCCACCATCACGCTTGCCATCAATAACTTCAACGCCAACTGATAGGCCGCTACGTAGTTGCTCAGATGCTTCAATTAATGCATCTGTTCCGCGTGTCGTGTTGCTAATTTTAAATGTTGCATACATGCCATCTTCATCTTCACGATAAGAAACCATGCGACCAATTGGCTTTTTTGCATCATGCTCTAGCAAAAGCTTTGGCTTAGGATTTTCTGGAATCTCAATAGATCCTTTTTCAAATACAACCTTGCCAGCAGATGTCTGCCCAATCTCACCATCAAACGGCACAATTTTGCCAGAAATGGTGCGCTCACTAATTGAGCATTCTAAATCGCTAGTAAATGTTAGGTGCATTTTCATTTCCATTCGGTGATAGGTTTTCCATTTCCATGGCTTGTTCTACTGTAATTAAACCAAGTGATAACATTTTCTCAATTACAGTTAATCTTTCAATTGCATTTACTGCCAAGAAAGCATCCTCTACATCAAACTTAACAATGTTAGTTGATGCTGTAATGTCATTCATACTTAGTCGGCCTTCAATGGCATGCAAGTAGGGCGCTAGAGATAGAGAAACAAACTGCCTACGCTCATCTTGAACGTTAGAATACGTAAGGCTGTTATTCATATCTGCGCTTATGTAATATGCAGGTACATTCATTAAACGCGCTACTTGCGTACTCATATTTTGTATTAGGTCAACGTAGCCCATGTCCTTAGGGCTAAAACTAGTCGGCACGTAATCTAAAGTGCTAGTCAGATAGGCTGTTGCGCGCTGTGATCGTGCCGACTTCCATGCTGCCAAGATTGCTTGGACTTCTTCCTGTGATAAATCTGCACCTGTGTTCT